AATCTTTGCTCTACGAAAAAGATTTTTGACTCTTGCATAATCATATGAAGAGTTTCTGTTTGGATTTTGTGACTGATAAAGTAAGTCTGATACTTCTCTGAAATATGTCATTGGTTATCCTCCTGGATTTATTCCTGGTAGACCTATTCCTGGTAGACCCTCTGATAGATCATTTGGCAACCCTATTCCTGGAGAAGGTGTTGAGGATTCTGAAGACCCAGTGACTTTATATTCAGACCCTTCAGGACCTATGCTGTTTTCTGTTCCATCACCTTCTGCATCATATTCATCATTATAAACTGGAGTAAGTTCTGTAAATGCAAGTTGCATTACTGTTGCTATTGGTTGAGATCCATTTGGTCCATCATAGGCAGCATAAAATCCATCAGGAGTATAGTTAACTGTACAAGATACTAATGCACAAGTTTTTATTCTTCCAATACCCTCAATATCTTTATCTGCTCCAGTTACAAATTTTAATTTAAAAACATTTGGAGTTCCAAGATATATTGATTTTTCTGCTACTGTGCTTCTTCTTGGAGCCATTCCTTTTTTGAAGAATTTTACAATACTTCTAATATTTCTTGCTTCATCTGCACTTCTTGGAGTCATTTTAAAACTAAATCCAAACTGTCTTAGTTTTGGACCATTAAATAAAAGTTCTAAGTTTGGATTAATAGCAACTCCAGTAACTCTGTTTAAATATGCTTCTGGGTCTACGTTTATTCCTCCAAGTTTTATTAAAGATGCAGCAGCATTTGCAGTTAAAAATTGATTCAACCTGTTTGTAACTTGATTACTACCTAAAGTTCTTCCAAGTCCTCTAACTGCATCTATTGATTCTCCAGGATTAGCAGTGGCAAGTCCTTGAGCAGCACGAGCAGCAGGATTCATTAAAGCTGCAGCAATAGTTGATAGGGAACTTTCTCCCCATGCAGTTTGGTTTGTTTCTGAAATATCATTAGGCATAGGTAATACAACCATACCTAAAGATTTTGTTAATTGAGAATCTCTATTTCCCAATAATTCAGATATTTGATTTATATTTGTATTGGCAGCAGTGATACCAGAAGGGACATATTCAATTTGAGTTATCATAATTCTATCTTGTCCATTATCAATAGATGTGGGATATTTTAAAAATGATTCTTTTAAAGCTCCAAATGTATTTGTTGTATCAAAGTTTTCTAATTGACTTCCTAATCCAGTAAGTGCTTGTGGATCTATGTTTGCATTTGGATTTTCTGAATTTGGTCCAGTAGCAATTGGATTTTGATCTAAATTGGGGTCAGTTGGTGTTGATGTTTGTAATGATGATGCAAGTTGAGGTGCTAGTCCAGATCTAGTATTAACTGCAGCATTAATAACTTGGTTTTGAACTGCTTCATAGTAAGGACTTCCAGGAGTGTTTAATGATGCTATAGCAGCAGCACCTAAAATAGGATCTCCAACTTTTGCGCCAGGAGGAAGGGAATTTTCTGATCTATAATTAAGTGTTCTAAATGTTTTCCCACCATCATTACTATAAGCTGCTATAGAATATCCTCCAGGGTCAAAATTGGATGTACTTGTAGGAGTTCCTCCACCAAAAGTATTTCCAGCACTATCTCTTCCTCCTGGAATTGCAGAATAATATACATAAATTCTGCTTGAAGTCACAGTTCCTGAAGAATCTTCTTGGTATTTTACAATTGTTCTAGTTGGCAAATTAACTCCATTTACGGTTGGAGTTGTTTGTTCTCCATATAAAAATTTTACTGTATCAGCCATTCTTATCTACCCCACACCTTATCTGAACGAATTGGTATCTCTACCCCACCCAAATCCCTTACAAATTCTTCTACTGGTAATAGACACATAGTTTGCCATTCTTGTTGTGCTAATATCAAGTAAGGGCTTCTTACCTCTGATAATAAGTATTTATGTGCTCCTTTACGAAACTTTGGGATTCTATCTTCCATTAAACTCATCACAAGACCCATTCTTTGTTCAGGAGAATAGTAATGTAAGTTCACTGCAAAGAATGACCTTGCATCCATTTCTAAAACAAATGCTAAAGGATACTTATCATAAAAGGGAAGGTCTCTTCTTGTCTTTGCTTTATACTTATAAAGCATTAAGTTGAATAGCAAAGGAAATGATGTGCTTCTATTTTGGTCTCGCTCCAAAACATCTCCAACTTCATCTGCCCTTTCTTCTGTTATAATATTTTCAGGACTTTTATCAAATACTTTTTCTCTATACCATTCTCTTGGTTGACTTCTTCCTCCAGTCTCTTCTTGGATTTCTTCGAAGATAGTTTTATAAGCCATTATACCCCCAAGTGGTCTTCAGTCAATATTTGAAACTCCCATCTTCTATCCTCACAAAATTCTTTTGCTGCTTTCCATTTTGCTTGGTTCTTAGCAAACTCTTTTATTTCATACATTTGCTTTTGTGACACACGCTTTTGTGCTTTAGGTCCTTCAACTTGTCTTTTTGGTTTTATTTCAATCAAACTTTCTTTGATATTACCTTTACTATCTTTGTATTTTATAAAAAAGTCAGGAAAATATCTATGTACTCTTCTATCTATTGGTGACAAATAAGGAATCCAAATTTCTTCTGATGCCCACTTCATTATATTTTCATTCAAATCACAGTAGGTCATAAACTTTCTTTCCCACAATGACCTGTAGACAATATTGTTTGGGTCTCCTATGTATTTTTGTGGATAAGAAGGTTTGTATATTCCTTTATAACTCATACATATAATATAGGCACTTCAAAGTATTTAGATGGCAGTAGATTACACTAAGTTGTATTATAAAACTGATGATATATTAAAGAAATTTAAACCTTCTTTATCTAATTATTTTAATGTGCATGTAAGTGCTGACTATGATGGTATCAACCAATCTTTTGAAAAGGATATAGATTTTTTGGCATATGAGGCAGTTCTTCCAGGAACTTCATATGAAACCACGCAAGTATTTGGAGACAGACAAGGAATCACAGAAACATTTGCAAATAAAAGAGTTTATCCTCCTGTAGATATAAGTTTTTATATTGATAATAACTATAATATTTTAAGATTTTTTGAAAGTTGGATGGGATATATTAGTCCAAATTCAGGGGTTCCTTATGAGTCATATCAAAAGTTTAATTATCCTCAAAATAATGGATTAAGTGGATATAAAAAAGAAGTTATTATAACTAAATTTGAAAGAAATTTTAGAACCCCTGACCAAAGATTAGTTGAGAATGGAGTATATGATGTTCCTGATAGTAACTGCACTTATATTTTAAGAAATGCTTATCCAACTAATGTAATTGCAGTTCCAGTTTCATATGAAGGCGCAAATATATTAAGAACAACAGTAACATTTAATTATGATATTTACAGATTTGAAAAGTCTGATGGAAAACCAATAAATGGTGATGGTGGAAATTCAAGTGCTCAACCTGGAGGAGATTCTGGAGCAACATTGGGGGAATTAAATAGACAAGTTAGATTGATTAATGAAAATATTCCTATCACTGGATTAAATCCTAACCCAAGAGATGTGGGATAAATAACTAAACCTGAATTTTATATTTTAATATGCCTTTACCTACAGTTGCAACTCCAACCTATGAGTTGACATTACCATCAAACAAAAAGACTATTAAGTACAGACCTTTCTTAGTCAAGGAAGAAAAGATTCTTATCTTGGCTATGGAAAGTGGTAATTCAAAAGATATTACTAATGCAGTTAAGAATACATTGAAAGATTGTATTTTAACCAGAGGCATTAAGATTGATTCTCTTCCAAGTTTTGATATTGAGTATCTGTTTTTAAATATTAGAGCAAAGTCAGTTGGAGAATCAGTAGAATTAATCATCACCTGTCCAGATGATAATGAAACACGTGTAGATGTTACTGTTAATATTGATGAGATTGAAGTTGTAATTCCAGAAAATCATACATCTGAAATTAAAGTTGATGATAGTATTACAGTTAAGATGAAGTATCCATCACTTCAAGAGTTTATTGATAATAATTTTGATTTCTCTGGACAAACTGGAAGTAAAGAAACTATTGACAAATCATTTGATATTGTTGCATCTTGTGTGGATATGGTTTATACCAAAGATGAATCTTGGTCTGCCGCTGATGTTACTAAGAAAGAATTGATTGAATGGTTACAGACATTTGATTCAAATCAATTCAAAGGTATTGAAGAGTTCTTTGATACTATGCCTAAACTTTCTCACACATTAACAGTTAAGAATCCAAACACTGGCGTTGAGAATGAAATTGTATTGGAGGGACTCTCAAGTTTTTTCGGATAGTCCTTAGTCATGAAGATTTGGAGTCTTATTATAGAGTTAATTTTGCCTTGATGCAGTATCATAAATACTCTTTGACTGAGATTGAAAATATGATGCCGTGGGAACGTGAAATCTACTTAACTCTTTTAGAAAATCATATCAAAGAAGAAGAAGAAAAAGCATCAAGAGTAAAATAAATGACTCCAGGAGATTTTGGATTTAAAGATAGAGTATCTAGATTTATTTCAGGAGCAAGTTCCAGAAGTAAATTTGGATTCTCTGCTACGCCAAAACTCACAAGAATTGCTGGGATGTTTCCAAAAAGACAAGTCCCTCAACAAATTATATCTGGATCTTCTGAACAAACAGATCCAGAAATTGGAGCGCCAAAAAGAGTTATTTCTTCTTTAGGAAGATTGACTTTAGACCTTGAGATTGTCAACAATAATCTTGATAGAATTGCATCAATTATTCTTCAAGATTATAAAGAAACTCAAGATACAAATAAAAAAGAAATAGAAGATTTTAGAAAAAGAGTTGCAAATAGAGGTAGATTATTTGGTAAGAAAGAGTTAGGAGATAAGAAATCTGATGTTCTTGGTGCAGTTAAAAAATATGTAGGGTCATTCTTTAGTGGTGCAGGAGGTGCTATTAGAGCACTCTCTATGTTTAATTTGATGCAGGGGATTTTATCTGGAGACCCATCTAAAATTATTGGACCACTTCTTGGAATAGGATTAACATATCTTCCTGCTATTGGTGCTGGAATTGCTGGTGCAGTAGCAACATCTTTGGTTGGGAAGTTATTTGGAGGTGGGGCAGCAACAAGAGCAGCAGCATCAGCAGCTCCTGCAGCAGCTGGAGCAGGGGGAGCACTTGGAAGATTGGGTAAATTTGGTGGAAGAGCTGCACTTGTTGGTGGAGGAATTGCATTAGCAAGTAGTATCTTCAATAGACCACAAGAAGATCAATCACAACAAAGATTAGAAGAACTTACACAACAACAAAAAGCATCAGTAGAACCTGGAAATTTAGTTCCAATTCCACAAGATGATTTGAGGAGATTCGAAAAATTAAACAAAAAATTTGAAGCAGCACTTGACTTTTTATTAGGCAAACAAAAAGAACAAGACAGGCAACCTCAAAAAACAGGTGGGAGAGGAGGTGGAGGAGGTGGGGGGACTCCTCCTTCTCCTATGATGGGAGGACCTGGAATTGAAGGTCTATCTAGTTTTATTGCTGGATCAGAAACTGGAGGTAGATTTGATGCTTATGCTGGAGATGGAGGAGCAGGAGATCCTCAAATTACAGGGATGACTTTATCTCAATTGAAAACAAAATACCCAGACACTGCTGTTGGGGCATATCAATTTAAACCTGACACTGCTATTGGTTTAGCTAGAAGTTTGGGAATGGACCCAAATACAACTGTATTTTCTCCAGATGTTCAAAAACAACTTAATGTATCTCATTTAAATCAAATGGGATATGCTGATTATGTTTCTGGAAAAATTTCAAAAGAAGAATTTGGAAAAAGAATAGCACAACAATATAGAGCACTTCCAGTTCCAGGAACAGGTGCAACATTTCAGGATCAATATGCTAATAGAAATAGGGCTTTAAGAACTGATGCTCAATTTTTACAAGCTTTAGAAGCATCAAAAACTGGTGCCATGCCTGGAGTACTACCAACATCAGTACGTCCTACTGCACCAGCACCAAGATCTTCAGCAACTGCTACTCCAAGAGCACCACAAACACAAGTTACAGTTCTTCCTTTACCAACTCAACAACAATCTTCCCAAGCATCTGCAGTTTCTGGAGGAAATGATACTGTTCCATCAATAGATACTACTTATCCTGAAAACTTCTTGGCTTTGTATTCTAAACTAATCTATCAGATTGTTTGATAAATGGACCCAACATTACTTCTTAACAGACCAGTTGTAAAACCAAGAATAGTAGCAAAGATTACGAAGTTTAATAATCTTGTTGAGGTTTCTACTGAAGCTAGAAAGTCTTCTACTAAACTTAGAAAGGTTTTTGAAAAGGGAAGTTACCAAAAGAAAACCCAACTTTCAGTATTAAACAGATATAAAAAACGATTAGAAACTATTCAGAAACAAAATGATAGATCATTTCGTAAAAAACAAAGGGTAAAACTTAAGTTACCAGATGTTAAAAAATATGTAGGAAACTTTTTTACGCCAGGATCTGCTGATGATCCTCTTAAAGCAATAGGAGCACTTGCAGCATTTAAAGCAGTTCAAAAAGGTTCTAAAGGTGATTGGGGTGGGGCATTAGCTTCTGGTTTAGTTGCAGCAGGATTAACTCTTGGACCTTCACTGTTGGGATTTGGTGCTGGTGCTTTGATGGGTAGAGGGGGAAGAGGAGGAGGTGTTGGTCCTGGAGTAGGAGTTACTCCTCCCAAACCATTAAAACCAGGATCTATAAGTAGATTAAATGCATCACAAGCAAGATTCATTCAAGGTAGTGCAAATATTGGTGATAGGGCAAGATTAATTCGTAGAGGAACTATTTCTCCTACAGGGGCATTTTCTCGTGGTGGTCCAGAGCAAATGGCAAAGTATGGGGCAGACACCTCAAAAGTTGGAAAAGCATTTGGTAGATTTGGTAAAGCAATTATTCCAGGCGTTGGTGCTGCAGTTGGGGCTATTGATGCAGGATTGAGAACAAGTGAAGGTGATTACACAGGAGCTAAAATAGCAGGAACATCAGCAACTTTAGATGCACTTGCTGCTGCATCTGCTGCTACTGGAATTGGATTGCCAGTTGCTGGATTACTTTCTATTGCATCATTTGCATTAGATGTAACTAATCTTGTTCGTGATTTAAGTGGCGCAAGTGAAAAAGAAGCACTGGCAAATAAATCTCAGCAAAATAGGTTAAAACAACAAACAGAAAAACAAAAACAAGCAGTTGAGGGTAAGAAGGAAGAAGGTGGAGCACTTACCTTTAGAAAAACTTTGAATGGTTATGAAAAGGCAGTTAATAAATTTGAAGAATTTGTTAAAGGATTTAAAGGTGGTATGGGGGAAACTTTAGAGCAATCTCAAGCAAGAGCAGCAAAAGTAGAAAATTTAATAGGGGATCAAGATATTATTGAAGAACCTGGACATGAATTTACAAATTATACTGCACAATATTTAACTGGAGACCCAAATAGTCCTGCTTATGATGAATCACATGGAACTTCAAGTAATTATCATGACCACATTGCATTTAACGATAGGGAAATGGCTATAAGAGCCTATCAGTACTTAGAATCAAAAGGATTAGATGTAACAGAGTTTCAAGGATTTGATCCTGTTGGTGGACATAGTAATGGATCATATCATTATTCTGGATTGGCTTTTGATGTTCCTGGATATCAGTGGGGAGCAACAGGTCCTATTGATCAAAGACATTATAATGGATCAAGATTGGTAAGAAAATATTTAAATGACTTTTTTCAGAAAGAAAAGCAAGAAAATCCAAATCTTAGTTCAAAAAATTCATCATCTCAAAGAAAAAGAAACCCAACACAACCACAACCTCCTGGTTCCAGACCAAGCACTGCAGCACAATTGAGAGCAATTGGACAATCTGGTGCTGCTTCACTATTAGAAAGACAACAACCTCCTGCTCCACGTAGACCTCCTTCAATTACACCTCCACCACGAACACCAAGACCTGTTGGAAGTTTTCTTCCATATCAACAAGGAAGTCAACAACAAGTCACGGCATTTTATCCTGTGTCACAACCACAACAACAACCTATGCCATCTGAAGATGTTCCTATGATGATGACAGGTCCATCAGAGCAACAGTTGTTAAATAGTTTCTATAAGAGAGTCCTTCTTAATACTGTATAGCATGGAAGATACAAGTTCATATTTTAATTGGAAACTTAGAGAGTTTTTGATTGAGTCACAGGATGATACTAAGTTTTATAATATGACTCCTTATGTGAGTGCTGTTCAATATTATGAAGACTTGTTTTCGCCATCTATTTTTCTTACAGTATTACTTGTAGACACTGATGGTAAGTTATCTTCGTTGATTGATGGAAGAACATCAGGACAAAATGGACTTAAAGGTGGAGAGAGAGTTAGATTAATTATAGATCAAACTGCTACAGGGGAATCTATTTCTTTAAAGGAAGATAGTAATAAGACTAACTATTACATTTACAAAATCTATGCTTCAACTACAGAGTATACAAGAGAAGCATTTATTGTAGAGTTATGTCCTGCTGAAGTTTTTCAGAATGAAACTTCAAGAGTGGTTAGAAAGTATAAAGGTAATATTGGCAATAGTGTAAATCAAATTTTAAAAGATGTATTAAAAACTAATAATTATGATCAAAATAACATAGAACAAACTCAAAATGATTATGTCTTTTATGGAAATACAAAAAGACCTTTTACTGTTGTAACTTGGTTGTGTCCTAAATCTATACCAGGAAAAAATAAGTCCAGTCCAACTGAAGGGACTGCAGGATTTCTTTTTTATCAAAATAAAAATGGATTTAATTTTAAAAGTTTAGATTCTTTAATCAGTGGATATGTGTTGGGGACAACAAATACAAAACCATATGTGACATACAGATACAATCCAGTTGGAAATCCTGCAAGTTATGATTCTAATTTTTTAATTCAGAACACTCCAACTTTTGAAAAGAACGTAAATATTATGGAAAACTTGAGGATAGGAATGTATGCAAGTAAAAGTTACTTCTTTGATATTAATGCAAGAAAATTTTATGAATATGATTACTCTTTAAACAGTAGTTATGATTTGATGGAGCATACATCAGGGTCAAATAAAAAACCTCAAGTTCCTTTAGACCTCGATAAAAATCCATCAAGAGTTATGGTAAGAACTTTAGATAATTTTAATGCAGACCCAGCAATACTTGAAGATTCTAATACTGCTGCAATAAATAATCCTAATGAAGATAAAACTACTTTATATCAGGCAGCTTCATTGGCAAGATACAATCTTGCATTTTCTCAAAAGTTAAATATAACAATCCCCTTAAATTTAAAATTGACTGTTGGTGATTTAATTAAGTTAGAATTTCCAGAAATTAAAGTTGGAACTGATAAAGTTAGAGATGATAATAAATCTGGATTCTATTTGATTAAAGAATTATCCCATGTATTTTCGCAAAATAAAGGATACACTGGACTTAAGTTAATTAGGGATTCTTATGGAGTCAAACAAAATGTCTAACATCAACGATCATATCCAAAAAGACATAGATGAATTAAGTAATCCTATGCTTTCATCTCAAAGACGTAGACACGTAGAAGAAGAGTTAGAGTCTTTGAAGAAGTATCATGTTAATCATCCAGAAGATGATCATGACCCAACTTCTTTGGAATTATTTTGTGATGAAAATCCAGATGCTTTAGAATGTAAGGTATACGACTTATGATGCTTGAGCAATCCCTAATTAGTCCCAACTTTTTAGGTAAAGAATCCTTTAGATGGTTCATTGGTAAAGTTACAGACTATAGAAAAATTCAAGACTCTAACATTGGTGGAGGATATAAAGCCAAAGTTAGAATTATGGGTTATCACCCAGATCTTCAAAGTGTCATAAAGGATGATGAACTTCCTTGGGCACATGTTCTTGTTCCATTGAATATGGGATGTGGAAATGGTGGAAATACTGGTGGGACAATTCCCAATGGAGGAGAAACAGTTATAGGTTTTTTTCTGGATGGTGATAATGCTCAACAACCAGTTATCATAGGAGGTTTATTTTCTGGATATGATGTAGACCATACAAATACTTTTGAACAAGGAACAGATAAATTTAATACATTTCAAAGAAAAACTTCTGCTTTTAATGAAAATAATGTAAATTCAAAGACTGGAAGTGCAACAAATCCAAATACTAAATCCACTAATGTTCCAGATCCAAGTAATCAAGTAGTAACAGAAGATGGGTCAGTAAATACAACAGGATCAGATAAAACTGATATTGGAGGTAAAGCAGGAACAGTAGTTGTTTCTAATGTTCAAACCTGTGATAGATCAGATAGTACGTTTGGAAAAATAGTAAAAGCACTTAAACAATTTTTATTAACAGCACAACAAATTACAAATGGTTTTATCAATCCAGCTTTAAATGCAATAAGTAATATACCAGCACTTGTTGGACAAGTGACAATTGTATTGACTGATTTGTTTAGTAGATTTATTTTAAGAGCAAAAAATTTAGTCTTAGGTCAAATTTATGCTCAACTGGAACAAATTATAGGTAGATTATTACCAAAGGATATTAAACTTTTCAAACAACTCGCCACTGATAAAGTAGTTGATGCTATTCAGTGTGCATTTTTGAAAACAATTAAACAACTTGCAGAATTTTTTACTGAATTTTTATTGCAACTTGCAGACTCTGCAATTAGTGTTCCTCTTTGTGCAGTAGAAGCATTGGTTGGCAGCACATTATCTTCAGTAACATCGACAATTAATGATACAATAGGTCCTGCAATACAAGAATTTACCACAGAAGTTGGTGGTGTTATTGGGTCTATTAATGGATACATTTCTCAAGCATTATCTTATCTTGATGCAACAGTTAATTTTCTTACTTGTGATAGTGTTGAGTGTAAGGTGGTATATGATTATTCTCTTTCCGTAGGATGGATTCCACCAGAATCTGTATCAGATTTTCAAAATGCTTTAAATTACCCATCTAATGCTATTGCTAATGCATCTCAGTCTGCCACTAATTTAATAAATGGACTTGGTGGTGATGCAGCAACAATTCCTCCAGAATTGTCTGGTTCAATTCCATTAGATTGTAACATAGCAGCACTTGATTGTGGTCCACCAGAAATAATCTTCTTTGGTGGAGGTGGTTCTGAAGCTGCTGGAGAAGCAATTATTGATTCATTCAATCAACTTATTGGCGTTAACATCATCAATCCAGGTTCTGGATATTCCCAAGCACCATATGTTTCCATTCAAGATGCTTGTAATAATGGATTAGGTGCTCAAGCAACTGCAACAGTTGGATCTGGTGGAACAATAACTCAAGTAATAGTTACTAATCCTGGTTCAGGATACTTAGGACCAATAAAGACAGATAAAGATCCTTGTGATGTAAATCCAGTCACATCATCTGGGTCTGAAGTTGTTGGATCTATTGTTGGGGTTGCTATTATTAGAAATGGAATTGGGTATAAACCAACAGATGTAATCACAAACATTACTTGTAGTAGTGATGTTGAGATTTATCCAGTAGTAGATGGTAGAGGAAGAATTATAGATGTTAATATTGTAAATCCAGGTACTGCAATTAGGGTTCTTCCAGAACTTTCAATAAATACTGAGAGTGGTGAAGGGGCAATCTTGAAACCAATATTATCATTCAAACCAATTGAACCTGTGACTTCAGAAACTAATAGAGAAAAGGTTCAAAGAATAATCCTTTGTGCAGAAAATCATGGCTGATTATCAACATCCTTCAGGATATGTAATTAATAATGCTGATTATGGAAGTATTTTTATAGGTGAGGACAAAGGGACTCAAAGAACAAGGCAAATAGAACTTCATTCTGCATCTAATGCAGCACTAAAACTTTTTAGTGATGGTGGATTTCAAATACAAAGTCAAAAAAGTGGGACTTCTGGTTCAAATAAGGAAGATTCTATTGTCAGTAGATCTGATGATGGATTGTTTATTAATGCTGATAGCAATATTCACATATCTGCTGGTCCTACAGGAGCTATAACACTTGCTGCAAGAGAAATAAGGTTTGAATCAACTGCACATGATGAAACTTTTGTCATTAGAGCAACTAAAAATTTACAATTGCAAGCAGATAATATAAAAATTGATGGTGGAACTGTTGCAATTGGTGCAAAAGTTAAAATGTTACTTCGTTCTCCTGGACCAATCTATATAAATTCAAGTGCAGGAGTTTCCATTGTGGAACCAAAGTTATCATTATGCCCTAAAAATCTTTTGCAAGTTGTTCAAACTTTAGCTACTAATGTATTTGGATATTAAACATGGCAAACATTAATACCATAGAAACTGAATCAATTCAGGTTGGGACAGCTCTTGCTCCTGCTATTGCTGCTGTAGATATTTGGCCATCTTTAGATCCAACTGTGCCATTTTCACAACAAGTTAATGGTATTAATAATTTTGTAGCACTGACAAATCAAATTGGTTTGTATAATGGTATAGGACTACAATCTATTACTGGTCTTAGTAATTTGCTTGGATTTAAAACTGGTGTTGGTGGGCAAGCAAATGCAGAACCAAAACAAGACAATGCAACTCCTACTGCAAAGCATAGTTCTCCAAATGGCAATCTTCTTGGAAGTTGGAAGTTAAATGGAGCACCTATACAAACAGTATCAGACATTAAATTTAAAGTAAATATAAAACCTCTTCAAAATTCTTTAGATAAAGTTTTGAAGTTGCAAGGTATGGAATATGATAGGACTGATTATGAAAAGCACGAATATGGATTAATTGCACAACAAGTAGAACAAGTAATTCCAGAACTTGTAGATGAAAATTCAGAAAAAACTAAATTAGTTCATTATCAAAACTTAACTGCTGTTCTTGTAGAGGCGATCAAAGAACAACAAGAACAAATCAATTCCCTCAAGCAGACAGTTCAGGAACTGTCCACCAAACTTGCAGAGTGCTGCTCTTGATGCTATGATGGACAGGTAAGCAACCCCTGTAATCAAATGCAAATCAACCGTGACCAACTGGATGAACTGAAAGGACTTCAAGAAGATACTGCTGCCCATTTCACTGATGGCAATCTTGTAAGTGGTGAAACCTATTGGACTTGCGTTGAAGCATTTGCCCAAGCAAA